TCTGGTACAGCGACGGGTCCTGCTGGATCGTCGCCGCGTTGGTCGACGTGGCCTGCGTGATCTTGTTGGTCCGGTAGTCGGCGCCGGCCTGCGCTTCCCACTCCATTGCATGCTGGAAAAAATGATTCCCGAGCGTCTTGACCTGCGCTGCCGCGAGCGCCTTCACCTGCGGCGTCGTCGGCTGCGCCAGTACTTTCTGTGACCAGTCATCGTAAGCTTTGATGATCGAGTCGGTGTAGCCCTTGCCGTTTTCCGCAGCCTGACCTTTCTGATCCTCGGAAAACTGCGTGAATTGGCGGAACCCGTCGGCCATGACGGAATCAAGCTGCACCTTTTCCGAGGCGACTTTCTGCTGCCACTGGATGCGATTGATGTCGCCGGCAACACGCGAGCCTTCGTTGCCCAAGTGTTCGAGCTGCTGCCCGATGGCCGGCGTGAACTGCGCGCCCTGCGCGCTATCCGGCGTCATCGCCGGCTGGACACCGACCTCGGTTGGCGAGTAAAGAAGCGAAGGCATCAGCCGCCCATCCCGCCGTAGAGATAGCGCGCGTTGTAGTAATTGGCCGTACTGCCCAAAATTCCCGCTGCGGCGCCGATGTAGCCGCTCGTCGTCGCAGTGCCTGCATTCATGCCGGCCACCTGGCCCTGGTATTGCGACAGGTTCGACTGCGCCAGCAACCCGCGTGCACGCATCGCGCCTTCGTAACGCGTGTTGAGCGCACTCAGTTCCAGGTTCGCGCCGGACTGCGCCAGAACGCCCACGTTTGTGCCAGTGAACCCGCCAGCGGACTCGGCCACGCGCGCACGCTGCGCGCCCATGATCTGGTCGTTCTGCCGGCGCATGTTCATTTCATTGGCCGACGCAGCAGCCTGCGCCGCTGCCGCATTCTGCTTCTCGACCGTCGCATTGTAGTTCGCCGCCTGCTGCTGCGACTTGTACGACGCCGATTGCGCCTGCGCAGACGAAATCGCACCAACTGCCGACATCGCGGCACTGGCGGCCATGAGTACGACCGGCAGTACGGCCATTACCGTATCCTCGCGTAGAGAAACATGTCGGCGCCCGTCTCGGTCCAGCGGCGCATCAATCCTTCCCGCTCAAATCCAAAACGCTCGGCCCATCTTATCGCTTTCTCGTTTTGCGGGTCGATGGCGGTTTCCAGGCGCCCTTCGCCGTGGTACTTCAGCCAGCGGTGGATCGCACGCGTCAGCGCGACCGTGTGCCGGCAGAAATTATCGCTCAGATAGCACCAGACATACCGGCGCCCAGCCCACCACTGGATGAGCCCCACGCACGCGATCGGGCTGCCGTCCACGGTCGCCGTGAAACAGTCGCCGCCGGCCTTGAGCCCCATCGCATGCTCGGTCAGCGTGGCGCCGCCGAGCCGCGGCGTGAAAAGCGGCAGCCGCAATCCATCCAGGTCGAACGGATGGAATTCACGCACTTCCATCAACCGTCCTCCTCGACGTCTGCCAATACGGCGATCGCACACAGTGTCAGCGGCAGCGGCTGTGGCTGCCTGATCATCACACGCCCGTCGCGGTCCCAGTCGCCATTGAACGACTCGCGCGGCGTGTCGCCGGACGTCACGGACGGCGGCTCGTCATCCGGAATCGTCTGGTCGCGCAGGGAGATGTTTTGCAGATTATCGATGTCGCGTCCCATTTCCATGCCCAAAGTGTTCACGAACCTCACCGTCGCGCGGATGATACGCTTGATCTTACCCATCGACGAACCCGTACGATCGCCACCTTCCGGCTTCATCGTCTGGAACACCGACGGCGACTTGAGTCCGCACTGCACTACACTGGCCGGCGTTTCGAGCGTAATCACACCGCCGAATGGTCCGATCTGGTCCGGCTGCGCCGCGCCGTCGGCCAGGATGGAAATCGGCCAGCCGCCCCACGCCGTCAACGGGTTGGTGATTTCCGTCACCGTCATGCGCCAGCCATTGGCCGGCACATGTGCGCCCATGAGATTCGGGAACCGCACAAGAATCGTCGCCGCTACAGACTGGTTGTTGACGAATTGCGTTATCTGCGCGACTGCTGTCGTCGCAACTTGATACACTAGCCCATCGTCACCAACTTCCGGCACCGTGTAGTCATAGTGGATAAATCGACCAACATCGGTCGACGCAAACACTGCCGCACCGGCGATGAATCCGACGTCTGTTGATCCGGCCATCAAAGCACCAGGACCGTAGAACATGCTTGCGTTGATCGAGTTGTCCAGCGTGGCCCCGCAGTCGACATAGAACATGTCATGCTGCTGCGACGCCGGTTGGTTGTCGTATTCCTGTTCCAACCGCTCGATCGTATGGAATGTCGTGATGCTGCCGAAGTAATTCGTCGTCCGGCGCACGACCATGTACACATCGTCCCAATCACCTGTCACATTCGGGATGACTGCCAGCGATACAACCTTGCCGCCGCCGGCAATATCATGCCGCGACCACGCCTTGACCGACTGCTCCGGGTTGTAGGTGAACGACACCAGATTGCCGTTGCCGAGCGCCATGTAAATCGTCGTGTGCGGGTTGCGCGCCCACGCCATCGCCACAATGCCGCCTTCGGTGATGTGCTCGCTCAGTACGGTCAGATCGTTCGACACATATGACCCGGCGGGACCGGCAGTAAACGCAAACGACGACTCGCGCAGGCTGCGCCCGTTTTTCTGCACGAACAGCGTGTACTGCTGCACGCGCACCGGCGTCACGGCACGACCGCCGTACGTCGATTGCAGGCTGATCAGCACGTTCTCGGGCCCGAACGGGTCGGAGATCGACTGCTGCCCGATCGAAAACTCGCCGCCGGTCGTGCCGACCAGCAGCGTGTCCGCCGGCGACAGGTAGACGATCGTGTTGACCTGATCGCTCAGGCATTGCACGGTGACCGCGGAATCCGGCAACACCTGGCCGAAGTCCATGTCGGCGAAATTGGCGAAATCCCCGACGACCGACATCCACGCACGTTGTCTGGCGGCAAACGTCAATCGCTGCCGGAAGAATGTCACCACCGCCGGATAACCGTCCACACCGTTCCACGCACCCATTTCCCACAACCAACTCTTGCCTTGGATGCTTTGCAGAGAAATCGGGAACTGCCGCGTGATCGTCGCAGTCGCCGTAGTCCCACCGCCGCCTACCCCGGTGATCGTGCACACGCCGTATCCGCAGTCCTGATACGACCATTGCATGCCCGTCGAGTAATACGTGTTCGATCCGATCGGGTCGATCGTCGTCGTCTGGTCACCGTCCCACGCATTGCCCAATGTGTGCACCAGCGTATTGCCGCCGGTCTGCACGAACATGAGGCTTGAGCCACCCGGCGGCGGCGGACCGGCGTTGGCATTCGTGCACTGGTACGTGTTGAATCCAGACCGCCGCTGCACGCCGACGGAAATCACCGGAGTCTTCTGCCCCGGCTCCCACGGCTTGATCGTTGTCAAGTCCTGCTGGTGCAGGCGAAACAATGCGCCGACATGCCCCGCCTTGAAAATCGCCGCTGTCGCGGTCAGTGTGATCGTCGAACCGATCGTCACCGATCCGGCGCTGATGTATACTTGTATATTTTTATTCGAGTTACCGTCCTGCCACGGACCATCAACGTTGACGAGTGGGAACAACGTCCACGACGACGGGCCGAAAAACGACAGTACCTGCGGCGGATACTTCGGATGCGCCAGATAGAGCACGTCCGCCGACTCAGCCACCGTGATTGCCGGTGTCCCATCGGCATTGAACAGATCGGCCTGCAAGTACAGCGTCGTGACCGTGTACGGTACATTCGGCGCAATCTCGATGATGCCGCCGTTGAAATAGAACCGGATCTGCTGATTCAGGAATTCAAGGATGTAGGATTCGGTCTGCGACCGGCTGAACCGCACGAGCAGGGATGGATTCTGCGATTGCCCGGTATAGTTGATGTACCGGCTGCCGCCGCGGCGCACACCGGGACCCTGTACCGTCGGCAGCATGTTGAGCATGATCTTGCCGCCCTTCATGTACTGCGGCATGTCCACGCGCCCGTCGATCAACGGGGAGAGTTCGCCATCATTGAGAGACGACCATATCAGCGAGGCAACAGCCATGAGATACCCTCAACTGCCGATTCGTGCCAGCATCCAAGTATCGTCCGGAATGCGCTCCGGTGGCAATTCGATGGCCTTGCCGTTCAACGCCATGTAGATCGAGGAACCGAACTCGCGCTCCAGCGCGTCCTTCTTGGCGTTGGAGTTGGTGATCGTCTCGCACAACTGCCAGGCGATGTAGGTCGCAAACGCCTTGACGAAAAATGAATCGTACTTGTTCGGGTCCGTCTCCCGCTTGCCATAGATGATCGACAACGGCGGCGGGATGTTCGACCAGATTTGCAGTCCGACGATCCGATAATCCTGCACCCGGCCATTCTGGTAGTCCGACAAGTCCACGCCGGGCATGCCGACAATCGATGTCGGCGGCGCAAACGGCACCTGTCCCGGCGGCGGCGCGCCGCTGGGTTGTACCTGGGAGGCAAGTTCCAGCCTCAGGTAATCCGCCGGCAACTCATAGGCGTACTGGTATTCGAACGGCGGGGCCGTAGCCAACGCCGGGAGCTGCCTGTATACGCGGTTGAAGTTCCAGCGGCGGCGCTGGATGTCATCGCGCAGCATGTAGAACGTGCGATTGATCGCCGCCGCACGCGGATTGTTGTCGCTGAAATTGACGATCGGCTGCGCGCCGAGCTTGGTCAGCGCAAGGTTGGCGATGTCGACGTCGGAAATGGCCACGACGTCATCTTACAGGAACCGGTTCCATTTCGCCGACACGCTATCCCACGCCCACGCAAAGGTCGATGTCGCCGTAGCCGCCGTCGGCGTTGTCAGGCCCTTGTTGTCCACATTCGTTCCGGTGACCGTCAATGCCGTCACGATCTGATGGAAATTCACGTAGCACACCTGACCCTTGACCGCGCCGGTCGGCAATGTCAGCGTCATCGAGGCGATCGTTCCGGACGGATCGATGAAACAATTGATGACCGGGCCCGTCGCAGCCGGCGAAACAGTATCGGCAGCAGCCGGCGTGAAAAACTGCGGATCGCCAAAAAATCCGTTGACGTATGCGGTGCTCGCGGCCTTGGTCGAGTTGTCGCTCGTCGACTGCGTGCCGACGACCGGGTTGGTCATCGTTGGCGCCGTGGCCAAAACCACCGAGCCGCTGCCTGTCGAGGCATTGCCGAGTACCGTCATGGTACCGCCGGCGTTGGGCACTACAATCTCGCGCGGCGTCGTCAACCCACTGACATCCAGCGTCAGGACCTTGGTTGCCACCGATTGGAACGTCGGCCCCACGCCGATTGAAAAACCCATCGCCCCATCAGGATTGACGCCGTCGGAAAAGACCACGCCGCTGCCACCGCTGCCATTGTCGGCCAGGGTTATCCCCGTCCAGCGCAAGGCATCGCCGCCCAACGCCGCGGCGTTGTCCGCATATGGAGTCAGATCCACGCCGTCGTAAACCACCAGACCGGTTGCGGTATTGACCGGGACCTTGCCCTCGGACGCCGACCCTACGACACCGTACGTGTGCGTGGCACTCGCGGCCGGCAACGCCGTCAGGGCGGAAACCTTTACATTGCTCATGCTCCCTCCGTGACGATGTTGTCGCCGGCACTTTCGGTGATCAGTGCATCGCCGGCGCTTTCGGTAACAAGGTTGAATCCGACAATCTGCTCGGATTCGCTGAAAATGAGCACGCCAAGACGTCCGATGGCGACGCCCTGACCGGGAAGTCCGATCGGAACGTTGTCCAGTGGATTCGTGCTGACGTAGAACGTGCTGCTCGAATTGCCGCGGCGGCGCGCCATAGGTGCTCCTATGGCGGCAGGACTGCCTGCTGCGCCGCGTTGGTTTCGGTGAAAATGAGCTTGAACTGATCTAGCGCCAGTAAGACCTGTTCCTTGCTGGTCACGTTGGTCAGGTTGATCACCAACTCGATGTCGCTGCCGACCAGCGTACCGCTGGCCGTCAACGTGAAGTTGTACGGGTTGGTGTCCTGAACGTTGACGCCGACAGTCTGGTTGGCCATGTGCGCTTACCGCGTGGTGGTGACCTTGCAATACAGCGTGCCCGCAGCGGTCGCTGCCGTGGTCGAGTAGCCGGCGATGTCGTACACGCCACCCGGATCGCTGGACAGACCGAGCAGTTCCCACACCCGTTTGCCAGCGGTCGTTAGCGCCTGGTTCGTGAAGCGCTTGTCCGCTGGCGCCACGGCCGATGAACAGTCCACGCTCGTGGCGAACAAGTGGTCCGAGTTGGTTGCGGCAACCGTCAGGCTGTTCGGCAGGAAAATGCCGAGACTGACCGCACCGGCAGTCAGTGCGGTCGCACCGAAGTCGATCGCCGTGATGATGTCGTTGGAGTTCACCTGGCAGAACGCGTACACCGAGTGCGCCAAGTCCGTGCCGCTGGTCGGGATCGCACAGGTGGCGACCCTGGTATGCAGCCGGCCGTAGTCCACACCCGAGTTGTTGGCGACCGGCGGGTTGCCGTACGTGTTGGTCAGCAAGGTACCGTTGTTGTGGTTGACGGCAGCGGCCATATCAGCTCTCCGAACAGTTGATTTGCTGGCACTTGAATTCCTGGAGCCGCGTGGCGCCGATCATCAACGTGCTGGCAACTTGGAACGGACGGCCGATCAGGTCGTCGCGCTGGTAGATTTGCGTGTTGTTGTCCTTCCACACGCCAGAACGCATGCCGGACTTCACCCACACGGGCAACATGCGGTACGGGTCGGAAGTGGTCGGCAGCAACTCCGAATGCACGAACTCGAAGCCCATGAATCGCGTGATCTGGCCTTCCTCCAGCACCGGCTTGTCCTGGAAGTCCAGGCTGATCGCCTGCGCCTGGTTGAGCATGTCGTCTTCCTGGATCGCCGACATGCCGCAATAGGCCGGATCGTACTCAAGCTGCACTTCCTTCGCGCGGAACTGCTTGCGCGCGGCGCGCAGCTTCGGCACGTTGAGCCCGGTGGCAGTCGAACCGCCGGCCGTGCCGACACCGACCGCGACAATCTGCCCGGCCGGGAAAGTGATCGTGTTGGTCGGCGCGTTGCCGGTCGTGGACGTATTGCCGGTGAACGCGCTGCCGAAGAAGTTGCTCAGCCACTGCTTGTCCTTGCGGCGGTTCATCGCGAACGTGAAGTCCTGCGCGATGTAGCCGTCCGGGGAAATGGCGATTTCCAGCTTCTCGTACGTGTCGACCAGATCGCCGATCCACCACTTGGTGGGATAGATCCAGCGCCGATCAAGCGGCGTGTCGGTCTGCGTCGCAGGCTGTGCGACACCGGTGACCTGCGTCATCTCGGTCGGACCAACCTGCTCGGTCGCCGTTGCGCCGGAACCTTCGTACGTGCGGATGGTGCTGCGCTCCCAGAAACGCGCAGGCATCTGCTGGACCAGGTACTCGACCTGATCGGTGAATTTGGTGATAAACCAGGTGGGGATCGAATTGATCACGTCGGCAACTCCGAAACGTTACGCCGCAATGGGCGCGGAATGGTTTCGGGTTGTCTGACGAATCAGGCCCTGATGACTCGCAGGACGCTCACGCGTTTGTCTGCTCAGGCGCACATCTGGGAGAAAAGACGACCGGTTCCCGTTTCCGGCCGGTCGTCAATAGGAGACGAACGCCTTGAGCCGCGAATCTACTCTCGGGCGTTTGCGTTTGTCAAGCGGCATAACCTTCGCTGATTTTCAGCAGTCGATCGTATTCGGCCTTCGCTGCCGCATTGCCGTCGCGCGCCTTGCTGATCAGTTCGTGCTTTCTTGCAGCCAGTTCGGCCTTGGCGCGATTTGCCGTCATGCCGAATCCGAGATTCGAGTCGCCAAGACCTGCCGTGTTGTCCTCGCGCGCCGCGGCACCGGCGAGATTGAGCAGGCGCATGAACTTCTCCGTGCCGCCC